GGTGCAGTATATGTAAATGGTGATACTTCATTATTAGAAGTTCCACCACCATCTGTTGACTCATTATCATTAAAAGTACCATCATTATGCCAAAATGCTTGTATATCTGTTGTTGCTGGAACTGGACCCACACCACCATTTGAATAAAAGTTTGAATAAGTAGGTAAAAATGACTCTTGATTATCAAATTGTTGATTTGAACTTTCTGTCGTATCTACACCACTTTCATCTTTAAATTCATCAACAACTCCATCAACTAAATTAAAAACAGTTAAACCATCTCTAACTGCCATTTGAAATCCAATCAATCCTATATTGAATGCATTGTCATTTATTAATGCAGTATCAACTCCAGTTATCTGACTATCTGGTATGCTAGTTGTAGGACTAAAGTCTGCGTTGACTACAGAACTATCTTTAATATTTGAAGATTTTATTTTTGTTATACTCATTTATTTACGCCCATTGCAGTGATACACCATGGATTTTATTTGTATCAGTTAATGATGAACCTACTATTTTCCATCTAAGTTGTACTTGAGGACTAGCAGTTCCTGTAAGTGGTGTACTACCAGTATATATCTTCGTACCAGATGAACCACTAACATAACCTGTATCAGTTAAAGTTACAGCATCAAATGTTGTGTTATCTCTAGTGACAGATGTAGTAATGTCGGTATTTAAATCGTCAGTTAGTTCAGCAAATAAAACTATTCTAGCTGTAGTTGGAGTTGAGTTTGCAGTAAAAGTATCAGATATTAAAGTTAAAGATGTACTTGCTACTGCACCTTGTAATTCTTTAACAATAACAATACCTGGACCACCATCACCACCAACAGCACCACCTGCAGGAACTGGAGAAGGAGTTGTACTATCACCACCACCGCCGCCGCCACCAGTATTAAGTTGTCCTGGTAAACCTGGAAACCAATTTGCGTTACCATATGGAGTTAAATTTACTGCACCTCCACCAAAAGGTTCTGATGGGCTTGGTTTTGGTGTTCCATTTGTTCCAACACCATCACCCCCACCAGCGTATCCTACTGAAGTACTACCATCTGCAATATTATATGATAATCCTATACCACCTGCACCACCTTGGTCACCAGGTGGTGAAGTATCTCCACCTTCAGCTCCTGCACCTCCACCCCCACCAGATGCACCCTCACCTCTATTGTTATCAACATTAGCTGGTTGTACTAATCCTCCGTGATTACCAAAAGCACCAGGTGAATTAACTGGTAATACTGAAGGAGTTAAAGGAATAGGATGATTTGTAAGTTGAGTGTGGTCATTAAAAGGTGAGTGCTGTACTGTTGTTCTAAAATAAGGGCTACCACTACTGCCTGCACCACCACCACTTCCGCCTTCTCCATAAGCACCAACAAGATTAGTACCATATGATGGGTGAATTGATTGTGATAAATAACCACCACCTGCTCCTCCACCTTCGCCAATTAAAGGACCAAAAGACGAGTCACTTCCCTTTTCACCTGGAGAGTATAATGAACGAACAGGAGCTGGTAGAGAGGGATTAGTATATCCACCAACTTCACCTGTACCACCAGTACTAGGATTAAGTGGAACTGCAGCTTCGTATGGTGCTGGACCTCCACCCTTTCCACCAGTGCCAACAGTTATTGCAACTGTACCACCAGGTGTTACTGGATAATTAGGATAATAAATTAAACCACCAGCACCTCCGCCACCACCTTGAGTATCGTTGTAACCACCAGCACCACCACCGCCACCGCCACCAACAATTAGAACATTAACAGAGGTAACTCCTGGTTCTACAGTATATGTTGATGGACCTGTTGAGGTAAAAGAAAATATATCTTGAGTTGGTGGTGAAGTTCCAATATTTTCATTTTTATAAAAATCTGAAGAGTTATCATATGTTGCATTATTATTCTCTGCAGTATCAATTCCTGTTTCATCATTAAACTCATCAACTACACCATCAACTAAATTAAAAACAGTTAAACCTTCATTGACTGCCATCTTGAAACCAAGAACACCTATATTAAAATTATTTGTGTCTATTTGTGCAATATTTCCACCAGAAATTTTATCTGAAGTTATTGCTGCAGTTGGACTAATATCTACAGCTGCTATCGTGTTATCAGCAATGTCTGAAGTTTTGATTCTTGTTCGTGACATACATTTATCTCTGATACCTTGCTGTTACTACATCACCGTCAGAGAGTGCTGATGCAAAAGTTACAGTTGTTCCAGAGATAGTGTAAGCAGATGAAGGTATTTGCATGACACCATTGATGTGAATGAATACATCATTTGCTAAAACCTCGTGAGTTAAAGTCATTGTTGTTGTTGAACTACCACTTATTGTAACAGTATCTAAAACATAACCTGTACCTCTTCGTGTAGATGTTTTAATACCTAAATCTCTTACTTCTATTTCAGCTGAAGAAGCAGGTGCAGAAGTAAATGTAATTGTCGTCCCAGAAACTCCGTAGTTAGCACCAGGTTTCTGTACGATACCATCAATCGTAACTAAAAGTGAATTACCAGAAGATGCTGCTTCTGATAAAGTGAATGCTGTTGTTGAACCATCACCAGTGAATTCATTTAATGTAAAAGTTTTTAAAGTATCCACTAACATACTTGCGGTAATTGAATTAGCAGCAATACCTGTTTTTTCTGTACCTGGACCTAAACCTTTGTGAATAATATATATTTCATCACTTGAAGCTAATGCTTCTGAAAACTCTAGTATTTTTGGAATACCACTTGCATCATCTTTGATAAAGTAAGCAACATCAGGTTCTTGTCTAATATTGTTAACGAAAACTTCTACATTTGATGCATTTAATCCTGGTACTTCTCTAGACAATACTAAAGAATTAGCAATACTATTATTTGTACCAGTATCAGACCCTACGAAATCTTCTTTTGCAAATGTGTTTGCAGGAACATTAAGAAAAGGTCTGCCAATATATGAGTCAGACATTTTGTTTCCTAAGTTACATCTTCAAGTATTGATGCTATTGCATCCACTGTGCCAGCTGATGCGTAACATAATATTTTATCATCATTATTTAATACAACTTTTTGTCCAGAAATAACTTTTAAAGTTGAAGAAACTGGAATAGGTGCATCTTTAATAATATGATATGCTTTGTAAATAACAATAGTTCCTGCAGCAGTTCCGTCTGCTGCACTTGAATTTTGTGCATATGTAAATGTGTTAGCACCAGTTACTGTTACTTTGTAAATTCCATTAACATAATTTGTTGTAGAACCAGTTACATTCACATATTGTCCTGTTGTTAATCCGTGACCTGTACAAGTAACTGTTGCAGTGTCAGAAGAAGACACCACACTAGTTATAGTACCAATAGTTGCACTTGTATCTTGAACATATGCAGTATATGACACAACTTGGTTTCCAGTATTAGATGCGTCTAATTCAATAAGAACAGAATTAACACCAGAACCATTGTTTGCAGTATAAACAGCTTGTGGGCCTGTTGCAGAATCTGTTGCATCTGATTGATAATATTCACCAGCAGAAGTAACACTTACGAATGAATTTTTAAAATTATTAGCCATATTTGTTTCTCTCTAGTATTTATCCTAATGCAACAGCCATTGCAATAGAAAATCCTGTTGTTGTTGCAGCTGTTGTTTGTGTAGTTCCATCAGCATAAGTTATTCCACTACTACTAAATGTCAATCCAGCAAAAGTAGAAGTACCAGCGAATGTATTATTACCAGTAAAAGCAATATTGGCAGTTCTGTCAAATGCATTTGTATTTAATACAACGATAGCTTCTACAATGTCAGTTGATGAAGCAATCAAACCTGTTGCAGCTTTCAAATCTGCAATATCACCAACATCTTCTGCAGTAGAATTATAGGTTGTTCTAAAGAGTTCAAAAGTATCACTTGCTGCTATGCTTCTATCTGCCATTTTCTCTCTCTAGTAATTGTTTCATCATTGATTTCATTTCATGCATTTCTGATTTAATAGTATTTATCTCTCTGACTGCACCTCTTAACTCATCTCTTTGTCTTTGAGCTTCGTGTCTGATTTTTTTACTTCTTTCATACGCATCAAAATCTGTACTAATAATAGCCTTTGAATAAGTTTCTCTTACTAAATGGTCTTTATCTTTTACTTTTATTTCTGACATAAAATTAACCTGTTGCAACTACTCTTAATCTTTTAATAATTGGTGGATTAGTAGTATCTGTACCTCTCATTCTAATTTTTATTTGAAATGCTGTAAAGTCTGATAAATCTTTTGCACTATATTCGTGTTCTATAAAATCATCTCTTGTGGTTGAAGAGTTTGTAGTTACATCTGTTGAACCATCACCATTGAAATATGTGTAACCAATATCATTAAAGTCAGATGAATCATCTGTTCTTAATATTTTAAACATTAAATCAATATTTGCACTTGAGTGTCTAACAGCATCAAGTTTAACATTTAATTGATTTGCAGGTGTCTTCAACTGTACTTGTCTTGTTAGATAAATTGCTTCTAAACTATCACCTTCTGGTTCAGTTGCTTCAACAAAACTTGCAGCTGGATATACATCACTTGAGCTGGTAATATTATCCATTCTATGAGTAACGGTTGCTATAGATGTTTTATCTAAATCTATAACTGGTGATAAGTTTTCGTGTTCTGAAGACATAGTAATAGTTAAGAAAAATGATTTAGATGAATTTAATTCATTTAATTCATTAGGCTCTGAACATACCATTCTTGGCACATCAAAATAATAGTTTCTACCTAATGCAACTGGTTTAGTTTTTGATGTAGGTGTCAAGTTAAATGAAGTTTGAGTACCTGAAGGAGACCTTGCAGTTGTAGTTCTTATGTTTGTAGTAATTCTAGTTCCTGGATATTCTACATTGGAAACAAATGGTTTCATAAGATCCATCATTGCATTCTCTGTAGCTACAACTGATTTACCACCAAACTTTTCACTAGCAGTAGAGGCTGTACCAGTAGTTGCAGTAACACCAGTTGATGCTGGTGTGTTAGCGGTAGTAATAGTATATGAATCAATATTAATATTACCAATAGATGTGTGTGTTTTATTAATTTGGTCTAATGGTATTCCTTGTATTTGATACAACTCAACTGCTGCACCTGCAGCGTGTGATGCGGCACCACTAGCTGGTCTTGTAATACCAGAGATAGTTGTTCCAGATATAGTACCTGTTACAATTTCTGCGTCTTGTGTTCTACCAAATTCATCTCTAGGTCTACTTATTTTAATTCTAACAGAACCACTACTTGGAAAACCAGTAGAGGATGTTAATACTATACTTGTTGCTGATTCTGATATTGCTGCAGATAATGTTGAAGATACTCCAGAAGATACACCACTAATTTTTACATTATTTGTACTTTGATACATTTGATGATTTCTGTGATTAACCTTTATTACTTGTGAACTAGCAAGTGATTCTAATGGATTTTCTTTTAATGTTTGTGTTTCAACAGGTTCATTAACCAATACTAAATTAGAAGTTTTAGAAGTGTCAAATTTTGCTCTGTAAAGTCTGAATTTAAAATCTTCATCTTGATATGCAGTCCAAGTTCTATTATTTTGTGATTTAAACATTGCACCAATATATGGTTGGTCATTTACAATCGTACCTGATTCAATATCGGCATTACCTAATTTAGAAATGAACATTTTATATTCTCTAGAATCTGATTTAACAACTAGAGCATATTCTTTATGGTCTGAAACATATACTGGTCCAGGAAAATGGAATGTTGTTGCAACTGAAGCATCTTCTGATACATTTACATCTTCTGGTTCTAAAGTTTTAGAGGCTAATGGTAACATTTTTTCTGTAGGATATCCATCAACCATTTCTCTTATCATTACTGTGATTGGTACACCATCTGGGTCTACTTGAGAAAAGAATAAATCAGCTTTTGTAATAAATTCACCACCAACACTATCAACTAAGAAAGATTGAGCTAATGGGTCCCAAGGTTGAATTAGTGTTCTACCTCTTCTAGAAAACTGTCTGGCTTCAAAAACTTCTTCTTGCCACACTTCACCATTTCTTGTTCTTGTTACTGTTTCTTCAACTGTATTTAAAAATCCTCGTGCTTCGTATATTGCTTGTGCGTATGTTTCAACACCTTCATTATTTACATCATCTGCTTCATTTATTCTAGAAGAAGTTAATCTAAATAATCTTTCACCTGTTTTAAATGCAGGGTTACCTGGGGCAGTAGGGTCAGGTATTTGAAATACACCACTAATTTTACCAGTTGGTCCTGTTATGAAAACACTACCATCTTCACCAGGTGGTAATAGTTTTCGTACTTTTCCACTTTCTGGTTCTTGAGTTCTAGGTCCTGTAAATATATTCATTGTGAATTGTAATACAGAATCTCTCATATCTTCTTGTCTACCAATATTACCAGGAGTAACTGCACCTTCTTGAGGTTCAGTAGCATTAGGGTCAAATATTGCTTCACTAGGATTAATTAAGTTTTGGAATTGAACAACAGAACCAAATTGTCGTAAGTCTATAGATGTGGTTCCATCAGTATCAAAAAGTTGAACACCAAATAATCTGTGACCTGCACAAGTGTGTATTGGGTCTATTTTTCTAGATATTTGTATTCTGAAAAATTTCTCACCAAAGAAATTAGGTGTTAATGGTCCCTCTACAGAACCAGCAAATTCGTATTCATAAATTGCTGTGCTTCCTGCAGCAATTTCAATCGTTTGGTGATTTGAAAATTGTCCTGCATAACTAAAACCGTTTTCTGTATCAGAACTTAATATTTCTGCAATATAATCATTTGCTTGGTCTGTATTATCATAACCAAATCTTATTTTACCAATACTTGTCCAATTTGGAGTTGCAGGTAATGTTATCTCTGTTAATGAACCACCTGGTGTACCAGCATCTGGAGTACAGAAATTACCAACATAACTTCTATCAAAGAAAGGATAAACTCTTGTCTTTGATTTCATTTTAGAAGCTCTAAATGTAACATTTCTAGAACGAATAAATGGTACTACATCTCTACTAATAATTTCTGAACCAACCACTCTATGATTGAATACATCTGTTACTAATGTCCTAGTTCCAGACCTTACTTGGTCTACTAATACTTGTTCCCAAAGTCCACCTCTACCTGGGCCACTAGTTGTTGTACCAGATACTATTTCTGAAAGTGTTTGCCAAGAGTTCCACATTGTACCTAAAATATCTTCACCACCTGCAGCTTGTAAAATCTGATCATAGTTACCTTCTTCATTTAAAAGAATAGATGGTATCTTATTTACTTCAAACCATTCATCACCCGATGGGTCAAGTTCTAAGACTCCTGTGTAGGAATAAAAGTAAGCAGACTGTACACTCTCATCTTGAGTTGCAAATTTGTTCTCTACAGACACTTCACTTTCATATGGTAGTGTGTAAATATCGTGAGTCTTTTGATATCCATCTGCAGTTCTAGCAGCTGTAGTAGTGTTCTGCTCTGTTAGCGAAACATTCTTCATATTAAATTTTGGTCTAAGTGTTTTATTTTCGTAATCAATAGAGCAACTATAATCTTGGTGAGTAACATCACCAGTTTTATGACCTGTAAAGTTATCTACTACAAAACCCGATTTAAATCTATTCAAACCATTTGCATCAAGAACTTGAAAATTCTCTGTTTCAGCTTCTAATAAATTAAGTGTCGTATAATCTTCTAATCTCTGAATTCTATTTTCTAATCTACCGATATCTCTCATTGTATATCTTTGATTCTTTTCTAAGAACATTTTTACATCTTGTTCAGAGTCTTTCACATAAGGTTGTAATTCTATATCTGCAATTTTCATTGCCTCTGATTCTGATAATGTTTTAGGAAACTCTGCTAGTTCTAATTCTGTTGCTAGACCTTGTTTCAAAACAAACTCTTTATCTTTTGTTAAGAACAAGCTATCTTTTCTACCTACATAAAAATCTAAATCATATTGAAAATTAGAATTGTCTTCAGGTATGTTTGTTACAACTGCACCACCAGCTGTAAAATTTCTGTAATTAAAACTAAAAGAAAAACTAGTTACTTTATCTACATCTAAACTCTGAACTGCAGTTGTAAATGTAGTGCTTACATCTCTAGTTTCACCTAGAGTAGGTCTAAAATCAATAGCATCGTGTAATAAGAAACGACCTCTAGGTTGTCTTTGTTCTGTATCTATTCTTGTGGCAGTATATGTTGGTATTGATTCATAATCAATAGTTGAATATGAGTCAACAGTAAAGAAAGGCCCAGATGAATGAGAAAAGAAATCACCAACTATTAATAATTTACCAACAGGTGCATCTCTATGTGCTTTTCTTACAATTCTTGATACATCATAAAATGAATCTCTCATACCGTCATCTAAAACATATTCACTAGTCACAACATTATCACCAGCAGTAATAGTTGTTGCTACACCAGTTGCACCACTTGTTTGTCCTGTAAATGTTTCACCAGCACTAAAATCTGTTGTGGATAATAACACATAAAAGAAATTAGAAGGGCCCGTGGTTACAAGTTCACCAAGTGCACCAGAACTAGCACCTTTAATTTTTTCACCTTTAGTAAATGTGCCTGAAGAAACATTACCAGTAATTTTTGGAACTAATGGGTCAGTAGAAGCATCTATTGATTCATAAATTGCTCTGATTCTAAAATAGTCTGGTCTACCTAATGAAATTTCGTGATGATGAGCTGATGAACCATAAGCTGCACCACCGGCAACACCATCATTATCTACAAGAACTAAATTACAAGGATTGTGTGTTTTATTTTTTTGTTGTTGAGTTACAGCAGTTAAAGTTGCTGTAATTTTAACATCAATATCATCAGTATCAAAAACTGCAGCATCTGTAAATGTTAATGTTTTATTACCGCCAGATAATACACCACCTAAGTCTTCAACATCAAGTACATCTCCAGCATTAACAGCAGAAGAGGTACCTTTAGCCATAACACTTACTGTATATTTTGTATTAGCTACAGCATTAAATGTTTCATTTGTACCACAAGTTATTGATATAGCATTACTGTTTGAGCGTGTTTGAAATTGTTTTATAAATGTATATGAAGTTTGTGATTCACCATTGTTATCTTCAGTTAACATTGCTTTAGCATATTTTTTAACTGTTTTTCTAATTAAAATATTTTTATTGGTATCATTAATCTTTGTTCTTGTTCTAACTGCAGGAACTAAAGTAACAGGATTTGAAATTAAAATAATTGAACCGCCAGCAGATGGAGTAGAAACTCCAGAATTTACAGGATATGTGGCTGTATCATTACCAGTTCTTGTTATCGTTGCTCTACCATTGAAACCATTTTCTGCGTGTCCTTGAAATACGACAGTTCTTGTTGAACTACCGCCACCACTAATAACTGTACCTGAAGATGCAGTAAAGGCTGCTGTTGAGGTAAATGTTGCTGTAGAACTAGCCCTTGATGTGTTAGTTGTTAACGCTACAGAACCACCTTCAACACAATAATATTTTGCTGTAGTATTATCAGTTACACTCTCAATAACAATTTTCTCAACTGCATTACCACTTCCAGTTGGAACTTCTATAACATCACCAGCTTTTAATTCAGTATTAAATAAAGTATTTGTTCCACTAAGAACATCTGTTCCTCTTTCTAAAGAAATAGTACCTGTAAGTGTAAATCTTGCTTCTTGAACACAATCTGCAGTAAAATCTAAAATACTACCTGCAGTATCATCCATATACATTTGTTTAACACTACTAACATCAAAAGTTTTAACTGCACTAATTGTTAAGTCTGTACCTGAACCAGCAGACGCATTATCATCAACTAACTCGTCAGTAGCCCCGCAAGAAGTTGATTTGATTTTTTCACCACTTGTAAATATACCACTAACATTTGTTAAATAAATATATTGACTACCTACATTATGAACAAATCCGATTGCACCTGAATTTGCACCTGTAACTTTTGCACCATAACTTGGTGATGCACCTAATTGACCAGTACCAGGAGTGCCACTTAATTGTAACTCAGTAAACATTTTGATATCAAATAATCCAACATTAAACTCTGAATCGTTGTCTGCACTATTTGATAAGAAATTAGCTGAACCGTGTGTATTGGTTGAATTACCAAAACTTCTTACTCTAGCAATACCAATGGGTCCTGTGTTTGGTTGTTGACTTGATGTTTCTGTGCCTCTTGCTGGGCCAGCTGCTGTGTTTGTGGCCTTTGCAATGGTGAATGTGTCGTGTAAATTAACTGTGTTATATGCTACTGATTTACCTGAAATTTCAGGAGTTACATCTGGTGTATTAAATACATTTTCAACCTTTACTGTATTACCAACTTCTATCGGAGTTATAGCAGAGTCAACATTTTCCGTTGTTCTTGGTTTAGGTAAATCAACAAAAGTTGGTGCATTCTTTTCTATCTCATAACCACCAACATATGCTTTACCTGGTGTTAAATGTATTGCAAGTAAATCATCTGAAGTTGTTTCACCGCCATCAGTTGTGGCACCTGCATCAAATACTCCATTATTAATACCGTCATTTAAACTCTCTCTGATATCAGGTCTAAAATCTCTAACAACATAATGTCCAGATTCGTCATAAGTTCTTCTTGCAAGAGTATCTCCTAAAACTGAATATTCTGTTGGTCTTACTGCAGATAAAGTATTACCCAAATTAATTCTCATTAACTCTACAAAATTTGTATCGTTGGTATCAGTAAGTGATAATTTAGCTAATGTTAATGTAATTTTTAATCTATGTGCACCAGCTGCATTTTCATTTGATGTACCTGTGGCATTATCAAATAAAGTGCCATCTTCTTCAGGTGTTACTAAATCTTCTGTAATTGTAAACCCTACTCTATAAGATGGAGTGTTTGTATATTTGTCTAAGATTAATGTTTGTTCTGCAACATTTATAAAAAATCCTCTTACAAAATATGTGCCAGCAGCAACTGTTACAGCTGAACCTGTTGAACATGCATTACTAGTTTCAACAGTTAATGATTCTTGTCCTGATATAAAATTACCAAGTGCACCATTGGCTGATAAATTTTCACCATCAGTAAAAGTAATTACATCATCAACAAGAGTTGCACCTGCTCTAGAACCAACAACAGGAGTTAAATATTTTACAAATAAAGTAATTGGGTCATCACCAACAGCATCAGTAAATCCTATAACTTTTGCTGTTACACCTGAAGTTGCACCTGTAATAGTCGTACCTACATAAGATGAAATATTAGATGTGATATCTGCAGTGTTAAATGTACCTTGTACTTTAACAGCAAAATATTTTTTATCTAAACCAACTTCACCACCAGAAATAACTGTACCTTCTTTGAAGATATTTCTTCCAAATTTTTCTATTTGATTTTGTAATATTGATTGTTGTGAAGTTAATTCTCTTGCCTGAACAGCAAAACCTGGTCTGTAGAGAACTTTATGAAAATTATCACCTTCCTCAAAGTCATTATAATATGGTGTTACATTTAAATTTGTTTTTTGGGCCATTCTTAAAACTCAACTATAATTTTAATATCTTCTGTTTGGTCAGAAGCTCTAGAAATTGGTCTTCTATTTTCTATGTATATTATCTCTCCACTATCAGGATGTAATTCTGGATTAGCAAAACCACTAGTAAAAGCAATACTATCAACAGTTTCTGAACCAGTTGATGAAGGTGTTCCTGTTACACTAGAATTCGCACCTGTGATAACATTTGCACCTGAGAATGCAGTTGCATTACCTGATGCATCTACACCATAATCAGAGAATCTTTCTTGTTGAAAATATAATATTTTATTTGTAGCATCCCATTCTACAACTCTACCAACAGCACCAGTTGTGGCTTGTGTTATTTTTTCATCTATTTCGTAATCACCTGATGGTGATGGAATATAAGCTGCAAATGTTTGTCTTGCAGTAGATGCAGAAAATAATGTTGAACTATTATATTGTGTAGGATTTTTAACTATACCTACTTGTCTAAAATCATTAGCAACTGTAATATCTTGACCTTCTTCTTGTTCAAACTTTGTATTTAAAATTACAAAGTGACCACCTAATTCATTAACTGCATTGTGTCCGTGACCAACAGGAGGTGATATAATTGGTGTTATAGCTCCTGCAGATGCAGAGTTCCAAGATGTTAAAGTAGAACCACTAATTAATGATGTTGCAGCAGCATCTGTGTATATGTTTGTACCTGCTAAACTAACTGTTGCAAAAGTATATTTTGAACCACCTGCCTGTACAGTTGAAACACCAGATTCACCAAATCTTGTAATTACATTTGAAGCTACCACAAGTTTAAGAATACCTCCTGAACCATCACCTTGAACTTTTGCATAGTAAGTACCATCAGGATAACCACTACCTTGATTTGTTACTAAGAACACATCAATAGGTGCACCATTAAAAGGTGCAGTATCACCACTTGCTGATTGGGCTGCAGAAGATACTGTTGAGTCGGTTGTAACTGCAGCAAAATCTGTTGTAAGAAATTTATCAATTTCTGTTGTTGTCATTGTGTACATATATTGTAAGTAATAACCACCAACAAATTGTTTGACAGGTGATGTAAAAGTAGGTTCCGTTGTGAGTGGAAATGTGTTACCTAAAGCATTTAAATTATATAATACTTTATAAACTCTAAATGCAGAATTGACAAAGAAATAAGTTCCGTCAAATAAATTGTTAACACCTGAACTATTAGCAAGATTTGTACTACTAATATTATGTTCGTACATATCATAAGTTGTTCCTGATGAATATGTTCTTCTTGGAACACCTCTAGACACATCTGCAGCAGCAATTGCATTAGCACCTAACATTGAATCCCATCTATAATTTTCAGCAGTTATATCATCATTTGGAGTTGGAGGTGCAGTATCACTGCCACCTGAAGTTCCTGTAGTGAATGGTGATGATTTACCAATGAACATATAATAATTTTCATTGGTTTCTGAGAACGACTCTTCAAACTGAGCCGCACTGTTTAGTCTAAACTTTTCTGTAATGATTGCTGCCATTGTAATTCCTTATTATATTTAGTCTATTTCTATGATGGTTCCGTAGGCCAAGTTACATTATTTACTTGTTCTTCAGTTGTTAAACCATCTGTCAAATCTCTAAGAGCTTGACGGTATGTTGTCCATTCAGAACTTAAAGTTAAATCAGAACTAGCTCTCCAATCTGTTGCAGCTAGTTTTGCATTTCTTTCTCTTCTTAAATTTGCCATCGCACGATCAAATGCACCTGCAGCCCAAGCTGTATCTCTTGTTTCTAATGCAGTAATCTCTTCAGCTGTAAGTTCAACTCTTTTTCCATTAACCATTTTATGTGTATAAGCCATACTAATCTCCTTTAGGATGTTTATCTTTTATAGCTTTAATTGTTGCTTTCCATCCATCAATTCCATTGTGATATATATCGTCTAATTGATCTTCTATTCTTGGGTATTCATTTTCTCGTTTATCTTTATATGCTTCAGGGTCTGTCCAAGCATTTACTTGTGTCCAATTAACAGTAACTTCTGCACCATTACTATCTGTAGCTACAATCGTTTCTTGCGTATCACCATTAATAGTAACTACTGAATTATGTATTGCTCGTATGGCTTTATGTAAATCCATTATGCTCCTACCTCCATACAAGTTAAACTTGTTGATCCTCTAAATAAATCATCAGAACTTCTTCTGTTAATATAATAAGTATAAGAACCACTACTTCCTCTAAAATATAATTTATAAGTTATTTCTGATGTCGTATTTGGTGAGTCTAAAAAATTACCACTTACTGAATGATATGCTCCATTACCTGCATAAGAACCTGATGCGTAGTTATAAGTACCACCTCCTGTACCTTGACCAATAGCATTATATCCACCACCACCAATATCTCTATAAGCTGTAAAAAACATATGAGCATTATAATTATTACCCATAGTACCTACATCAAACATTACTAACACTTTACTAGATGTTGCTGATGGAGTTAAGGTTAACGATAATCCAGATATCGCAACATCACTTGTAGAAGTGGTACTTGCAGTATCAGACTTAAATGCCGATTGCACTTGTAATATTTTTCCAACACCACTTGCTGCTGTTAGTGTACTGTTTACATTTAAATTATCTACTGTTAATGTTCCCATTTTATTTTACCAATCCATATATTGCAAAATTGTTCATTGTAATGTTTCCTCCACTCATATAAAATCTAATTCCATTCACCACACTATTATATGAGTTTATATCTTGCCCAGCTTGAAAATTATATCCTACTGTATTTCCATTTGTAGCACCACCAAAAACTTGACCTTGTAATCTTGTAGCAATACTTGTACTATTTACATTAGTTAAATCCATTTGTGCCGTTACTGTTTCTCCAGTTGCATTACCAAAATTGGCAGCTAGTTGCATATATGTTCCTCCAAGAGAATCATAATTATATGTTGAACTTGTATTTGCACCATTTTCGTAACAATAATTTGCTTCTACAATAGTACCACCAACAAAAAATCTAGTATATAAAATTGTGTTATCAGTAGCAAAAGTAAATCCTGCTATGATTCTATAATTATCATAATTTGAATTGATGTATGTACTATCTATATCAAAGTTTGCTACACCAGAAGAAGATGTGGATGTAAGTAATTTAACCATACCAACATCAGTAGTTCTTAATGCTGATTCAGGAAGTAAATTTGATGTTGCAGCTCCATTTGTGATAAGTGCAGTACCATCTCTTTTTTGTAAGTTATCTACTTTTAATGTGCCCATTACACTATTCCATATACTTTTACTGTTCCGTGTGATTCAAATTTTGTTGTTGTATGGTTTAGAGAACCACCAGAACCACCACCACCTACACCTAACATAAATGAAATAGTATCGTAAGATGTACTTGCAGTAGCAATATTTACTCCTTGTTCAAAATAATCTAGTGATGAACTTCCGTGCATTAGTGTATTAGATATAACACACATTGGATCTGTGCTTACTTGTGGATTTAAAACTTCACAAAACCCACTAGTATATATATCTTCATTTACTGAAAAATTTTGACAAAGTGTTCCAATATCATAACCATCTCCGTAAACTACACCATTTTGAGTTGTATCTCCTCTAATATATTGTAATGAATGTTTTATAGTTGTAGACCCTGTTGTGCCTACACTACCACCACTTCCAAATCTAAATAGTAATGCACCATTAGCGGCATTAGCTGTACTAGCTTTTTCTCTTATGTTGTAATAAATTTTGTAATTTGTATAAGTAGAAGTAAAAATATTTGCAAAAACAAATCCTTCTGTTGCATCTGAACCACTTGCAACTGTTTTTGTTTCTAATAAAACCATACCAACATTAGAACTTCTTAATGTTGCTGATGGAATAACACCATCAGTAATAACAGCACTACCATTTTCTTTTTGTATATTATCAACTCTTAAAGTACTCATATGTTTTCCTATATTATAACAACATCACCTTCTATTGTCAAGGTGTTTCCTGAGGTTACTGTTATCGGTCCTACTGTCATTGCATTAGCTCCTTGAGGAATCGTTAATGTTTCATTTATAAATTTAGTGTTAGCTCTAAACTGTGCTGATTGCCCAAAAGATTGAGGAATGGCATTGGCGTCAAGAACATCATTGTGTTGAACTTTTGAACCAGCATTAGCACTAGCATTATCTGTACCATCAAGTAAAAGATTATCACCATCTTCTAGTAATACATTAACAGATGCACCTAAACTTACAGATGCATTAATCTTTGCAGTTGTGATGGCACCGTCTTCTATACCATCAGTAGGAACTTGAAAAACAGCCATAATTTATCCTTATGAAATAGTTACGCCGTTACTTGCAACAACATTCCAATTTGTACCATTATAAACTAATAATACATTATCTCCAACATCATTCCACACAATACTTGTAGAAACATTTGTAGAGTTTAAATTACCACCAGATTGTGTCATTGTAACATCACCATTATCTGTTGTCATAACAACTATTTTTCTTTGACCAGCAAATCTTCCAGCAGCCATTGTTATTGAACCAGAACCTGATAAAGCTAAAGTTGAAACTTCAACATCACGACTTAATGCACCTGCACTAGTAATGTTTTCTGTAGAAGAACCTTGTAGTGTAGATGTCACATTTGGTAATGTAACTGTAATGTTACCACTAAAAACAGAATGAGCTGGTGCTTGAAGAGCAGCATAGTGAGCATTTGAAGATTCACAGTATAGTCTAACTTGTGATTGAGCACCATCATTTTTTAAATCTATAATACCAGTTGATAAAGTAATTCTATCATTACCACCAAACTTAATATCAATTTGATCATCAGTATCAGCTGTAATTGATGTATCAGCATCTGCATCTAAAACTAATTCTTTTGCATTTAAATCAAACTTAGTTGCAGTCATTTGAAAAATGTCTGCACCATTAATTTTGAAATCAATAGTATCGTCTGTGTCGGCTGTAATTGAAGTATCTGCATCAGCATCTAAAATCAATTCTGAACCATTCATATCTAAACTTGTGGCGATTACGGGTGCAGTCAAAGTTACTACTGTTGCAGTTGCACTAAGACCACTTGTTAAAGCAGAACCAGTACCCAATAAGGTATATAATTCTACGAAATTATCGTTAACCTTGTCACCGCCAGCACGAAGTGTATCGCCAGTACCGTCATTTGCTGATGAACCAAGACCGATTGATTGATATGCCATATCCTAATCTCCTAATATATGACTATATTTATAACACTAGCTTGCGGTAGTGTCAAAAGTTAATCCATTAATTGTTAGTGTTGAGTCAAATTTAAACTCTGATGCATCAAAGGTAGTTGTTACATCTGCAATTTGGTCTGTACTAAAAGCAGTATCAAATCTTGCAAATGGTCCACCTAATGTATCATCAAATGTATAATTATCTTGTGAGAAGTCAAGCGGGTTAGTTATGCCCGCAATACCTTCATCAAATTTAAATGTTGTACTATCAAAAGTATGACCTATTTCAGAGAAATCTGTAAACTCAGTACCAAGAGTATCTCTACCTGTTCCTGTACCTTCATCAAATGTATGTCTAATACTATCAAATGTAGTATAGTCCATATCAAATGCTTGATGTGCACCAGTCTTTCTAACTCTTATCTCACCTCTAGGTGGGACATTAATTCTTGTTGTAGTAGCACCATCTGCAAAACCATTGTTTGCAATCTCGTCAAAAGTTCGTGTAGTTGAATCAAACTTCTCTTCGTCTGTGTCACTAAACCCGCCAGTTACTGATACATCACTAAATGTAAAATCTTTAAACTGGTCTATAGTATAATACGCATGAATGTTTTCATCATCTTCTAAGAAACCCTCTTGCATAAATCCATATTTAGCTAAGTTAATTAAGAAAGGTGCACTAGCTTGTACAGTTGCATTAGTACCACCCATACTTACAGTTACATCTGAACTTAGTGTTAACTCTCTTTTACCTGATGGTAATGTTGTACCCATTGATGCATTTTCTTCATATCCTATATTAGGTGAAGTATTTAATGTTGTGCCATCTGTGGTTGTACCAAGTCTACGACCAAATACAGCTGTAAATATATTTGTAAATGTTGAAGCAAGTTCTGGAGTGAATGTTTCTGTATCACCAATGTAACCAGAAATTTCTGAACCAGTAGGTATGGTAACACCACCATATATTCTTGTTGCACTAACGACTTGGCCAAATACTTGAAAACCAGCTGGGTGAGTTGCAGTTTTAATACTATCACGCCATTCATTTATTGATTCACCTATTTTAATTACATAAGAAAAATCTTGATAATAATAAGAATCTTGAATTCTCATTTGGTCTTCAGAAACAAAACCTTTGTTGCCAATAAACTCACCAGTTGTATTACCTACTGAACCTGTATCTAAAACACCTTCTGCACTTAAACATTGAACCACTGTTGCTGATGCATTTGCAGTTGATATTCTTTCACCCACACTAGGTGTATGAGTAGAATTTATTTTTACAATTTTTCTAGAGCTATCAAAACTAACCACACTACCATCTGAAGATGTAAGACCCTCTAAAGATGTAAATGTTCCTACAACATCTTCTAACAATACATTCTTATTAAAACGAACTGAATCAACTTGTGTGTCTTCATCAAGAATACTATCACCTTCACCTTCGTTTTCAATTAATATATGATTGCCTGCAATTCTATCAGCAGATACTGTTCCATCTTCTAACACAATACGAATTGTTTCGTTACGATAATCAGCACCAAACTCTTTTATTCTAATAGCAGATATCGCACCAACACCAGATGTAGATTTTGCTGTTAAGTCTGCACCTGAACCACTTGTAAAGGTTTGTGCACTATTACCAGTTGTGGTAAAGTCAATTTCAAATTGTGATTCTTCATCTATTAAACTACCTTCACCATCTGTGGTTTCAATGGTAATGTCTCCACCTTCATTAACACCACCAGGACCAGATGAATTTAATACAATATTAAATTGTTCACTATCACTTTTAGTTGCTGCAAGTTTTATAAAATCTTTTGTGAATCTTATTACAAAATAAGTTGTGCCACTAACCAATCCACCAATTGATGTACCACCACCATTATTGTAAACTAGTAAATCACCAGTCACCAAACCGTGATTTAAAATTCTAATTGTGTTTTCATTTACTAATACATTACTTGTTGTAATTGTTCTTGTAATAGCTGAAACACTCAATACAGGTAATTTAGTATAACCATTACCTTGATTAGTAATTCTTATTCTAGTGATTTCACCTCGTTCTTGAGTTGGTAAAGTTGCTGGTTCTAATTCTGTAAAGTTTTCGTTTTCTAATAGTAGTGTATCAGGACATTCTGATTGTTCTAATTGTATAAGTTCATTGTTTAAAATATTTTCTTTTAATAAAAATTCACCTTCGTTAGCTGATGAAGCATCAGTGCCGTCTAGTATTATATTGTCAATGGTTGGGTCTTGTTCAAGTTTTAATTCAAACAAGCTTGATTCTTCGCGAAGAATATTATGATTACCTAATTCATCTTCTAGAATTAAATCATTTGCTATATCAACATCTGGTATTGATAATCTTTTATTTTGTTCTGTAAGTGTTTCTTCATCTTTTAAAACACCTAAAGTTATTCCATCAACATCTATTAAAGTTTTTAAGTTTGATAAAAATGTTCTTTTTCTTTTTTGAGGTACCACATTTTTATAGCCACCATCTGTTCCTTGAAGTCCAGAGGCATTAGCCCAAGATGTCCATATGTTTGAGAAAGGTTCAATGGGATAATAATCTTCATCTTGGTCAATCATTAATCTACCATTTTCTAATTCATCTTCTAATATAATATCTTGACCCTCATCTGCTCTTGCAGAATTTGTACCATCTAATTTTAAAGTGTTTCTACTAAAGTCAAAGACTCTTGTTTCTACAATAATATTTTCACCAGCATTTGCACCACTACCATCAGTTCCATCTAACACAATATGAATATCATCAACAGTTGCATTTTCTAATTCAATATTACCTGGAGAGTTTACGATTATTTTATCATCATCATTGAATCTAAGAAGTTCAGGAGCTGTTGCGTGTTCTAATTCTATTGACCCACCTGCAACATCTATCTCTGCAGTAAAGTCTTTACCATTTGTATCATCATTATTAATTGTAATTGAAGTGCCAGATGTATAACCTGTACCACCAGCATCAATTATCACTTCATCAACTTCACCTTCAGAAGTTTTAAATACTTCCATATCACCAAAATTATTACCACCGATAACATTTATGTTATCACCTGTTTCATAATATTGTCCAGTTGATAATAAAGTAACACCTGTTAATATTTCTTTTACAACACCATTAATAGATACATCATCAATAATATCTGTAGTGGAAACAGTTTCACCTACTAAAAAGTCACCAGTTAAAGAACCCTCTGCCATAGATAATTGTGCGTATGATTCACCACCTTCTTGAAAGTTTGTAACAGTTGTAATTCTACCAGTAATACCTGAAGTTGCACCTGTAAGAACTTGGTTTGCCGCATTACTAAAATTTACATTTCCTGATGATGTAACTCTGACTATTGGTTCAGTATTCCAAGAACCATCAGATGGTCTTAATAAATTATCTCTAGGAAATATAACTTCTATCTCTTCATCAAATAACATTCTAAAGAATAATTTGTGACCGTCAACTGTACCTTTCTTAGTGTAAAGTTCTTTAATATTTTTAATTAATTTTCTTTTAGATAATCCTGTTGCTAATGTATTAGGTATGCCTTCTAAAAATGAATCTCTAAATTTATCTAAAAAATCATATATTGTATGGTCAACATCAGCATAATCTAAAAACTGTTGTATGTTCTGTACTGGATTTGCTCTATAAGAAACAACAGTTGCAACAGAACCAGAAGTTACACCTCTGACACTTTCACCTGTAATAAATTGTTGTTGTGAGGTAATGTATAATGTTTTATTACTATCAAAATCATCTACAAGTATTGTTGCAGTTGCACCAGATGTAAGACCTGTGATTGTTTCACCAACTACAAATTTTGCAAGTGAATCTTCTAATACAACTTTTTCACCATCAACTTCACTACTAATATAATTTACAGAAGCTGTTTCTTGAATCACATAATTTATTGTACCACTTAAAACAAGTTGACCTGATTCTAGAAAACGATAATAATCTTTTAGAAATTTAACAAACTTTGGATGGTCTGCTCTTACAAACTCTGGTAAAAATTCCTGAAGAATAGGAGATAATTTTTTCTCAAATATATTTGACATTAGTAACCACTACTACTACTTGCACCTGTTGTGATGTATCTAGAAGAAGTACTTGCAGTAGTTACAGCTGAAGATGTTGTTGTTGCTGCTGAACCTGAACTGGATACTGTTGTGTCAACTTTAGAACCTATGGTAGAATTGTTTATGTCAATTTCTAAAATTGTATTTCTTAAAGGAATAATATCTGAAGACCTAGGTACTGCAACAACTCTTACAACTGAAGACTCAGAATCATCAACATTAGAAATAGAATTTATTTTTACTGAGGGTATTGTAATTAAACCTAAATCATAATTAACTGTACCAAAGTTTAAATCAACATAGGTTCTTGTGGTACCTACTAAATAATATGTCCTTAATGCACCATCAGCATCATCTAAAAATAATTCATTAGTGTTACCATCTATTTTAAATCCTGTTGATGATATAACTGATTCGTGGCCACCGTGAGGATAATAGATAGCATTTGCAAAATTGATTTCATACTTTGTTGTTTCACCTAATGTTGGTGTAAAATTTTTAGCCATTTGAACTGTTGTAATATTTGATATTATAGATTGGTCTGTGTTATCAATCAAAGTTAATAATTCTGAATATCTAAAGTTACTGTTAAATTGTTTTAAATTATTATTGTTATAATCATTTATTGTAGTGTTAACTAACGCCTCTAAATCTGCTGCACTACTATTTGTAATTGTTGAATTATAATCAAAGTTAACTGTAAGACGAATAAAAATAGTTTCAGGATTTGTAATCTCTGTTCTAATAGAACCAACATTATATTGTTTTAATGATTCATTAATGTTTGCCTTTTGAGAATTAGTCAAATCGTTTCTATCTTTTGTAAGTATAGAAATAAAAACTTTACCATAAGTCGGTGGGTCATTATCTTCACCACCCCATACTTGAACTGACTCTGCATCAGGAAAGACATTTGGTACAAAAACTTTATAATCATTTACTGTTACTGCACGACCTTGACTTGCATAATCTAAAGGTGCTTTAAATTTAATACTTTCTATACTTTCTTTTTCAGAACCACCTTTGGCACTATCAACAGTTAATATTGAATTATCACTAGAACCACTAATTGATGCTGGTGGTGTAAATACAGAGGCACCATTACCTTCGGTTCTATTAGTAACAATATATTCTAATATTACAATGTTACTATCTGTTAATGATTTACCTAATACACCATCACCAAAGTAAACCTCATATTGTCCATTATCAACTTCTTGTAAAAAGTAAACATTACTTGTACCAGTAACTTGAGTTATATCTTCGTTTAATGTATATACTGTTGTTGTAGCATCAGTGCTAGAATTTTGTACTGTAACTTTTAATGTTGTAGTATCTACATCACTTGACGGTATGATATATTTTTGGTCTATGTTTGTGGTATCAACTGTGTACCTTGTAGTAATTAAATCGCCTTCATATAAATCTACATTAGTAAAAGTTAAAACATTACTTACTCTTGATTGAGTTAAATCTGATATTGTAAAGAAATTATAATTTTGATTATCTATTGTAGTAGTAAATTTTGTACCTCGAGGTATCGTGGCAGTTGTGACAGAAGTATCGTTAATCGTAATATCCACAACAGCTACAGGTGAACGAGCACTTCTTGGTAAGTATCCTAAACTTTTTGCATGTGAAACAACTGATGACCTTAAACTTGCACTATCTATAAACATTTCGTTAGCAGCTAAGTTTACATTCATAGCACTATAGTGTGTATTATATGCTAGAACATCTAAAAGAATATTCATACCTGAACCTTCAAAGTCATAGTCTGTAAATTCGTTTTGATTTTTTAGGAATGTTTTTAGATTTTCTTTGATACCATCAAAGTCTAATTCTGAAACTGAAATTCTTTTGTCGTTTGTTGCCATTACCTTACTCTTTCTAATAATACATCTAGTGTTACTAGCTCTCCTGGACTATTGACAACAAAAAATTCAATACGAACATCATAAGCATTTCTGTCTATATTAGGGATTGCTTTTATATTACTCAACTCTACCCTTGACTCATAAGTTTTAATTACAGTTTCAATATTTCTAGATAATAGTGCTGCTGTAATTGGTGATAAGTTTTCAAACAATGTTGCTCTTATGTTTGATCCTATCTCAGGATGAAAAGGTTTTTCATAATGATTTAATTGTACAAGGTTTCTTACACTTCTTTTTATAGCCTCTATGTCTGTAAGTTTGCTAACATCATTCGTTACAAGATTAGGTGCAAAGTTTAAATTTAAATCTTTGAATATACGAACACTTCGTTTCTCATTCGTAATACTGGCATCGTAGTTAACACTTCCTTTAGTAGGCATAAAAATCTCCTATACTTATTTATAGTGTTATGCTAACCACCTGCAAAAACATTCTCACTTCCTTGTGCAACAGAAGTACAAGATGAAATACCATCACCTATTCTTCCACAACCTTTGTTGTTTACAAAAACTGTAGTTGAACCCACGGCAATAGGTCGTGAATGTGCAGGACAAGGCAATCCTGGTAATACATGCACTGTATTATTATCACCTTGTCTTGATACACCTATACCATTTACAAAAACATTATCTGAACCTTGTAGTCTATTTGGTCGTGAACAATGTACAACATCTGCATCACCTATTCGTGTTACTGCTGGCATTACTCTTCCTCCCTCATCATTAACTCTTGAAGCTTATCGTTAAATGTTTCTATATATTTATGGTCTTCTTCACTATGTGGTGAAGGTGGTGCTTCAGGTTCAAATGATATCATATTTTCAAATGAATCTGGTATATCATTCCAGTTGGTATAAGTGACAACTTTACCACCAACTAAAACTTTATATGTTCCATCACCCTTGGCCACGATACTTTTTAAAACTCCGTCTTTTACTTTTATTCATTGTAGAAGTTTTAACTTTACCTCTACCTATTGATGTTCTTTTGAATGTCGGTTCGTAAACAGACATTGTATTCATTTTTTTAGCCATTGTCTAATCCTTATTTAAATCAATTCTTGTACCTTCAATACTTATGTTACCACCAGCTTTCGTGTCTTGGTCACCACCATAATCTTCAGATACATCACCACTAACAGAAGATGATTGAGATTTCTTAATTGTTTCTGAATGACTGCCGTCAATCGTTTCTGTATGATTACCTTTAATCACCTCTGTAAGATTACCATCTACTTGTATATCCCAATTACCCTTTACATAGGTTCTACAGTTAGAGTCAATCGTTAAATTACAATCACCTTTTACATTTACAAATTCTGAACCAGCAACTACTTCATAATTACTTCCTACAATTCTTGTTGTTTTATTTCCGTCTGCATCTATTTCGTAGAATGTACCTGTTCTATGATATTCCATAACTCGTTCTGCAAACGGCGTATCATCATATTCTTTTATGTGACCTGACTCTGATTCTTTCGTGTGATTATAAGGATACTCTGAACCTACTCTTTTCTTTTCTTCTCGTTCTTCATTTGTTTCTGTTGAGATACCTCGTTCTTCTGTTTTACCTCTACCAGTTTCATCAGTTGTTTTTTGTTCATCCCAAGTTGTGTCTGTATTGGCCAATGGAATTTTAAGAGTTGCAGCTTCATCTCTTGCTTCTCTATTGCCGTGTGTCGTGCTTGGTACACCTAATCTATTTACATCAGATTCACTTGTACGAACAGGATAAGGACCAAAGTCTTCTCTTAACTCTGGGTCATTGAAACCTTTTTCTTTATTATTTTTTTGTGATGGTTTACCAGGAAGAGTTCCTAGTATAATTGGTTCTTGTAAATGTTGTGCATCACGAAAGAATCCTACAACCCAACATCCTGGTACTAACCAAGATGGTGTATCACCAATACCATTCATACTTGGTGTTGTCGTTGGTGACATTACCAACGCCCAAGGTAAACTCTCTGTAGGGATTTTAGTTTTATCTTCGGTATGATAGCCAAGTGCACGAACTCGCACACGGCCTAATCGGTGTGGGTCATCTCTATCTTCAACGACACCTACAAACCAAGAGAAACCATCTTGCCCCATAAAATAAGAATAATTTTTCATACTCTTATTTATTCACACATCAATCGTATCTCTTCGCGTTCTCTAAATTCTTGTTTGAGAACTTTCTTTCTTTTTTTTGTAAGTTTGATAACTTGTTCCCACCAGTAAGCACGAATGTCTTTTTTGGTATCGTCATCTTGATACTTACGAATCATAGAGCCACAATCATTGATTGCTTCTCTTAACATATCACTTTCTAATCTCATTTCTCTACTATATCATCAAAGTTTGTTTTTGTCAAGTATTTCCAAGAAATAGGAAATGCATCTTGACAATGAATATCTATTTGTTTAGCTATCTCTTGTGTTTCTTTTTGTGCATGATCATCTAATCGTAAACCACATACTCTTGCAAATGCAAAAAGTGTGCCTGACCATATCCAATTAGTATACATTGTTTGTGGTAACACAGCACGAGCTTGTTCAGGTGCAACATTATGTGATAACAATGTATTGTAAAGATTTACACTTTTCTTTAAATGTTCTGATACTTCTAATTGTAATTCAGATGGTATGAGTATTTGTTCACCACTACCTTGTTTACTGTTTTGAGGTTTCTCTCGCCACTTACGAATGAAATAAAGTTCTGGGTCATCAGAAATGTATCTACGACTTTCTTCATTCCATACTAATCCTATTTGATGCTTGACTAGTTGTCGTGCAACAAACACTGGTGCCTTTATGCGAAAAGAAAGGAAAGTGTGAGCGAAAGGCGACCAGTGATTGTGTTCTGCTAGATAACGAATAAGTCGTTTATCTGATTCTTCAAATTCTGTTTTTTCTTTTGCATAGGAAACTCTAGCTGCATTGACAACAGATAGGTCGTCTCCCATTTTATCTATTAATTCTACCTTCATTTCTATCTAACTTATAAACCTGTAAGTAATACCAAAAACATCTTGGATACAAATAAGGACTAGGAACAGGACTTGAGAAATGCTGTTTCATTGTATTCCATATTTTATCTATGTCGTAATCCATTCTTGTACCTCAATACAATTACATATTTTACTTTTAGCTCTTTCTAATGACCTTTCCATCAGAACAGCTGTACCTATGTTTCCTTCTATGAAAAAACGAATACCATCTTCGTTACCTCTCATATCACAAACTTCAGGAACTATAAACTCAACTTTATATTCCTGTAGTTTAGGAAACTTAATTATCTTGTTTGTTGTCTTGGACATCTTTATATGCATCCATTACATCAGTTGCAAATGTTTCTGCACTATTGAAATATTGACCCACTTCATTTTCAATGGGATACTTCCAACACAGATACAAAGCAAATATCACACCTATAATAAATTTCATCATATCACTCACCTCCTTTTTTCACATAACGATTATATAATTCTTTTTCTTCTCTTGCCATACCTTTACGATACTCTTTCATTGCTTCTGAATTTGTATAAGGTACACAATAACTAAATCCTATTTTCTTAGCCTCACCATAACTTATCTTATCGTAAGTATTCTTACCATAGCGTTTGGCTATTTTTTCAGAGTTTATTTTCCAAATAGTAGTCATTGTACAAAACACTCATATGGTATCGTAAACGATAGATAAAACAATAATATGATATTAGCTGCAGATAAACATGCAGTCAAAAAGATTGCCCACTCAAGTCTGTGTGGCCATACTTTAAATTCAAAGAAGTCTTCTACACTCCACCAGAAGTTTTGTAGAAACTTCCAAGTATCAATACATATTTCTTTAAATATCGTTTTCAAGATTTAATCCTTTATCTTTGTTGCGTTTTTGATCCTCTAAATAATTCTTATAACCTTCTTGACTATAACATTCAGCTGTTACGACAACTGTTTCAAACTTATTTTTAAAGATATAATCTATATCAGCTTTTGCTTGACTACAATGACCAAACGAAGTATATGCTCGTAACTCGTAAGTCTTTGGATCAAAAGCATTGTCATTGTGTATAATTGATACAGCTAGTACCATTAACCATTTCATTTCGTATTCTCCTCGGTTGCATCACACCAATTACACGGATAACCCTTTTCTGTACCTATAATATCTTTTTCTACAGGACAGTAATGTTCCCAAAATTCTATATCATCAGAAATCATAACAGATACCTTTCTTTTCCCAATCACCATAACGCGTGGGTTCGGGACCCTTACGACCACCAATCTCTTTTTCGTTTGAAAACTGAGATAGTTTTACATTTGTAATTTGTGGCGAACGCCATTCTATTTCGTAAGGGTACCAACCGCACATATTAGTTACTCACTAGCACCAGTGTTACCAAAGTAAGCTAATGGATTAGTAGGAGCACCAGTGTTACCAAAGTAAGCTAATGCAGTAGAACCCATAGCAGCATTGGCTGCAGCAATCATAGCTCGTGAAGGTCTACCAACTCTATACGCAACACCTTCTGATGTATCGTTACGATAGATACACATACCTGATGCTCTGAGTGAGTCAATTAGTTTTCTTGGTGATTTAACTTTTGTCTTGAGATAAGACCAAGTCACATTACGACCTGAGTTTAGTTTGTTTACAATTTTTTGTGTTGTACTTAGTTTTTTATACATTTACACTCCATAGTTTAAGTTATTATTAATCATAGTATACCATAGTTTTCGTTGAATGTCAAGGGTGTTGTTAATCGTCATCCATTTCTACACAATATGCACCACCATCAAAGTCACCAAATGCACATCTATAGGGTAAGTTCTTCGCTTCAACCCAACCGAGATATTTCGTACCTGGTCGTTCTGCATAGTATTTAGCTACTCTATCACTTCTATATGGTTGTATTTTTCTTTTACTCATAGATTTATTCTATACTTTCTTACAGTTTTCGTCAAGGGTAACTCGCTATTTTTTTTTACGATTTTTTTTCGTAATGTGTTCTCTGCGTAGACCTTTCACCCATACTCCGACTATGACAAATCCCCACAATACCCATAGTACAATTACTATAGCTAACATCTTTGCAAAGAGTATCTGACCTATATCCATACTATATCATTGAATGTCATAGAGTGTTCCTTCAAAATAATCGGGTTGTACATACGGCATAGTTTTGATCTGAAAGTATATATCAGAGAATAC